CCAAATTCATTAACAAAAAACTTGTCCCTCTTAAAATCTTTTTGCAGTTTTTCAAAAGTACTATCTATGTCTGCTTTTGCTTGTATTACATTTTCCGCCCTAGTCGTTGGAACTTTTGAATTGGTTATATCTGCAACGCGGTTTGCCCCAGATTGCAGAGCGGCATTATCAGCTTGTTTTTTTGTATTTAAATAACTTACCAATTTTTCATAATCTGCATCTTCAAGAACATATTTACTATTTTTAATGGCGTTAAGAATTCCTGTCGCCGTTGTTATGGTGCTATCATTTATAGCATCATTTAACGCGGCAAAATGCGCTCTATTAGTTTTTATTTCTGTCGCTGGCAAGTCTTCAAAAAGCAAACGATTAAAGTCTGCTGGAGCGTCTGCTAGTGAAAGATTAGAATCTTTCAACTCTTTTTCTAAGGCAGGCAAATCCCCTTTTTTTATTTGCTTATTACGAAGTTTGGTTTCTATCTTAAATAAAGCCTCAAGCCTTTGACGCTCTTTAGCATCCTTGGGCGTATACTTTTCAAACTTTTCTATAGCAGTTTTTGGAGTAACTCCAAGCTCAATTCCATATTTAAGCGCCTCTTGTGCTGTTACTGTATTTGAATTTTCACGAAGCCATTGGTCAAACTTTGCCAGACCTTGGTAGTTATCTACCGCGTCTTGTTCTAAGCTTTTTAAAGTGTCAGCATAAGTCTTGGCAGACATTAAGTCTGGCCTAGTCAGCACAATAGATGTCAAGTAATTTTTAGCCAAAAGCTGTGCATCGACTTTTGAATTTGGGTCGTACAACGTCATCAAACTAAAACTAATGTTTTGGTTTATTTCTTGATCTTCCACTTTCTTATTATCTTCTTTTCTTTTCATTAATGCTGTAATTTCAGAATCAACAGCATCCCTTACTTTCCGTTGCTCAGGAGGAGACATCGTATTCCAAATGTTTTGCAATGATGGCGGCAATTTTCCATCTCTTATCTTTTGCATAAACGCAGCGGAATCACCAATATTTCCCTCAAAAATATGCTTTTGAAACATCGCTGTTTTTACCTCAAGCTCAATTTCTGCTGATTTTTCTATTGCAAGTTTTTGCGCTGGAATGCCACCCAAAACCAAAGCAGCTTGAGTCAATCTTTGTCTTGCCGCAGTCAATTGAGTCTGCATTTGTTCTGGCGATGAGTCCTTGTAGGTTTCTATCGTATTCCGTACTGTTTGCCCAAATTGTTGAATATCTCTTTCAATATATACTTGGTTTTGTAGAAACTTTCTTTCGCTGTCCATTTTCGCAGCGGTTACCAAAACCTTATTGCCATGCACAGCGGCAGTGGCTCTATACTTATACGATGCGTCAGGACTAAATTGTGCTAAAGCAGCCGAATTGCCATCTGTGTTTGCTTTCCAATCCTCGGCTATTTCTTTTAAAGTTAATTTAAATTCATTGCCGTTTTTATCTTTTCCTGTTTCCAGCGCTATTTGATAGTCGTTAGCCTTTTCTATTGTCTGCAACTCAAAATAAGCAGCAAGCTCATGTGCCCTCCATTTGTTTACAGCAGCGCCGAAAGCGTTTTGCGTAAAGCGTTCGCTAAAGGTTTTTGTGTCGCCATTAACCATTGCCTCTATTTCTTTTTGGGTAATGGGGTTATCCGCAACAAATTCAGCGCCAGCAGCATCAGCCAATTTATTTGCTTGTTCAAACATAGAGGCAGACAAATTTGATATGACTTTACCAAGAGATGACGAAGCATCTGCTGCCGCTTGATAGGCAATCTCTGGGCGCTGCGTCCCAAAATTCATGTTCGGCTGCGGCAAACTAGATATGCCAGCTACCTGAACATTCCCTGATTGAAGTCTTCTAATCGGATCTGCCATGATTAAGTTTCTCGCCTTGAACGATTTTCAACAGGTACTGTGCTATTCGTTGTTTTTGGCTGTTGCGGATAGTTCATTGCAAAATTAGCCCCAGCTTGTGACAACTGAACACCAGCCAACAAACCGCCCGTGCCTTTTGCAATTGTTCCTGCTTTTTGCAATGAGCCAGCATTTACAATAGCAGCTTCACGTTCGTAAAATGCCATGTCATAGGATTGCTTCAGCATTGCTGTTGCATCCTCCAAGCCTAATATACGAGCCGTCATGGCATTCAAATCACTGATGCCAACATCCTGATATATCTCGCGTACATTTGAGCCACGAATGCCGCCAATAGATCCTTGTGTCGCAACAACACCAGAGGCATAACCCCTAGCCAAAGCAGCCGCATTTGCTTGCCTTAAACCTTTAATTAAAGTGTTAGCTTGAATCTTGTAGTTGAGCGTCTCATACTCAATCTTCATGAGATTGCGCTTAAACGCAGCCTCACCATACTCAACCGCTTTGTCTGCACGAAGACCAGCTAACCGCAAGTTCTCCTGAGCCTGTACCGCATAACCAGCCTGCTGGTAATAGCCCTGCGCCTGCTGCGCGTAAGCTGCACCAATGCCTGCAATAAGGCCACTAGCAGCAGCCATCCCCATTGCCATACCAGCACTTGGATCAGTAATAGATGCTGGTTGTTGTGCGTCAGCAATTACAGGAACAGGTGGCAATGAAGGATCACCACGACCAAACCCAACTTGGGTATTCATGTTATTTGGATCATAAGCGACAGCCATTTTATGTCCCCTGATTCACAGCAACTTTGTAGTCAAGACCAAGTAGTGTCATCTTGAGTGGCAAAGTTTGGGTTACCTCAATAACAGCATCGCGGCTGTAGCCACGGATACCGTTTAGTCTCTTAATGCCTGTGAACGGCGTAATCGCAATATCCAGCAAAGGGTTGTCAAAGTTTTGGAACGGCACAGGCTGGTTGTTAATGTTCAAGTGCTGCGACTCACTGACAATCGCGTTGACTTCGACAATGCGTTTCTTAAAGCCAATACGAGAACCTGTCTGCAATTTGATCTCTACTGGCATTGTCTTGATGTAAACAGTAATCGGCAGGCCGACCTCATAGCTGGCTGTTGACGAACGGTCAAAGGTAACACTGCCACCAACACTAACCGTCTCGTTTCCCTGCGGTACACCATCGCAGATAACGTTCAAAGACTTACCAATATGTGGAAGACTGCTAGCAGAAGCTGCGACACCACCAGTAAAGGCACAGTCAGTAAAACGACTATCGCTAAATAATTCAACAAAATACCGAGTCGTCCCATTAAATACCCGTTTAGTTACCGTATAAATGTCTGTGACGTTTACGCTGACATCAATGAACTCACCGTCTGTGGTGAACTCTGATGGCGCTACAATTTGCTGAGAACGCAGGATGGAGTAGACCGCCATCGAGCCGTCAGTCGCATTAGTAATTAGAAGCAGGTCACCCTCGTCCGTAGACGTAGCGCGACGCAGGGACAGACGAGTAGGGTTCTTTAACAAGTGACCCGACAGTAGCGAGATCCGCTGCGTAACGTAGGTCAGTTGTGTATCAGAGAACAAGAACTCATTAAGAGCCTTGCCTTGCCTTTGGATAAACAATGAGCCAGATTCCAGCGACTCAGCTCGTGTGCCTGTCTTTGCGCCATTACGGCTAACTTGCTTAAACGTAAACGTCAGCGGCGTGATCGGGTCAGTGCCTTGCTGCGGAACATAAAACTCGCCACCCGTGGTGAAGGCTTGCAAGTCGCGACCAGAGATAATATCAACAATGATATTAAGCTGGTTAGTATCAAGGGTAGCCTCAACAGCATCATCATCCAGAAACTCAGACGGTTTAAAGTCAAAGAACAAGGCCACCTTACTGCCCCAGATCGTAGACGGGCGTGACTTAGAGCCGCCGAAATAGAGCCTACCTTCATGAAACGATACGCTGCGAGGCCAGCCTTTTGTAGACGACCAGACATCCTCATAGCCTGTCTCCAGTTCCCAATCGCCAGAAGCGATAGCCGTAGTGTTAAAGAATGGGAATTCAGTAATCGCCTCAACAACCGTACCGCTGATGTATTTGGTAATTCTTACCCGACCTTGTGGTGTCGCATTGATGTACTGATTAACGTGCGTCGATAGGAATACCGACGAGCCAGCCGTCAAAGTAATATTGCCAGACACAGCCGATGGGGTTAGCGTCGCAGCAGGATTACTGAATGTCTGGGTAAATGCGTATTTAGGGATAGAGTCAAACGTAATGGTGCTTGCAGTCCAAGCCGCGTCATTGGCACCACGGACGATCTTGATTGGCTGCAAATCTGGGTGAACGACAATCAACGTATCAGCCGATTGCGTCCAGCACAGTGATGACAGCATGGTGCCCGTCAACGCAGATACCGTCAGGTAATTATCAGCCCCGCCATTGATAGCTGTAATCAACGCGCCATTCTTAACCACATACATCCTGCCAGCAACAAAGCAGAGCATATAACGGTCATCGACGGAGAATTCAAAAGATATAAGCCGAACACCATTTGCAGCAGATGGTGTACTAGAATTAGGTAGCTCAAAAACGTGCTTAGTGCCGGGACGACGACGAGCGCCACCCTGTGGTTGGATAATGACATTAGTCGCTTTTGCCAATGCATTCTCGTACTGCGGGATGTCCACACGAGCGCGTAGCAACGGGTCTAGTTCCCCGGTACTAAAGTTCGTCTGGAAATCTAAGAATCTAGCCATTAGAATCTCACCGCGACTAATTCGTAATCTTCGATAATCTGAGGCGGCTGGCCTTGAGCATCAATGTTTGACGCTTGACGGAAGTAGCCACCTCGACCATTCTCTGACGGAGCGCCAACAGCAACGCCCTGCCAGTAACCTGTTTTAGTCTCTTGCTCAGTAATCGGATAAGCCAAGTGCCATGCCATCATGTACTTCAGCAATTGGATGAAGTATTGCGGCATCGCGTATTCTGGGGTTTGGTAAGGATAGTCAATGTAGACATCCTCGTAGTTTGTCAGCAGCTTGTCGCCCTGAATCTCCCAAAGTTTAACAGGACGGGCATAAGCATTAGCTGTCTCAAAGACTGCACGGGGATTGCCAAGACGATCTCCCGGCATTTGGTATTCGTACTTCCATTCCGTTGTCGGCGTAGTAATCAGCCGTGACAATCGAACTTTCTTATAGGCAAACGACCAAGGATACATTGACAAAGTCATATCCCGAACGTCTGGGTACAGACGGTCACAAGAGTTCGCCTCGTCTGTTCCGTCGTTAAATGACGAAATTGGCTTTGCGCCCAATAGGATTAATGCGTCAGAACAGATAGCAACTGCTGTATCGCCTGCTGCCATAACAACCTCTCATGTAATAAAGGGCTAGTCCTAAGTTTCCCCAGAACTAGCCCTGTGCTGCCTAACTACGGGTTAGTCCGTATCAGTTGCCGAAACAGTCGTACCGTCAGCAATGTCTACCGCAGTAGACGAAACTGCATTGACGTATGTCAGCACCAGACTTGGAGTCGTAGTGTCATAGACGAAGATAATGTCGCCAACCTTCAGGGTGTCTTTCAGGGACAGAAAGTAATCTGCCGTGTTGACGGTTGCCTGAGTATCAGCGGTCTTGTACAGGTACATCGAGGGTGCGTTGCCTGCTTTGGCAGCACACACTGTGACCCAGCCAGTTGCGGAAAATGCCATGATTAACCTCCTAGATTAAGATTCGCGGCAGAC